GACCGCGTCCGAACTCGGCGACATCTCAAACGTGATGTCGAGCCCGGTGACCACACCGACCACCGAGCCGTTTACCCGCAGCATACCGTTGACCGCGGCAAAGATGCCGGTTGTGGTTTCGGGGTCAGGTGTGGTGAAAAACGGCGCCACGATGCTCGACGCCTGATCGAACACCTCCATATCGCGACCCATCATGGTGAATTCGACGGTCGCCAACCCCGACGCCGGCAAGCCGAGCTTAAACCCACCGACGCGAACCTCGGTGAACAGCCGGCTGACCCCGATGTCTTCGTGGAACGACTCGATCGCGAACTTGCGCGAGACGAAGCCGGTCGATGGGATGATTAGGTTCGACCCAGTCGTATCGAGGGTGAACGTCGTCTCCGGAGCGACCATCGTAAACGGCGGCGGAAAGACCTGGGCGACCCCATTGGTAGGGCCACTAAACCCGACGATGATAAAGTTCGTTCCGTTGTTGGCTGACCCGCCGCCAGTCAGACCACCAAGCCGAAAAATGCTGCCGACATGCAGCCCGAGCGCCACCGGATCGCCGCCGCCGAAGGTGATCGTTGATGCCCCGGCATCAGACGCGATGCTGGTCAGCTCGGTCGCGCTCAACGCCAACGCCGGCGTAGCGGTGCCGCGCGTTGCCGCCTCAAAGAAGTCGAAGTAGGTGGCAGGCGAAAACTCCCCAGTGATCCCGCCCGTGACCCGGCGAGTACCGTGGCGGAAATCAACGATCTGCCGATCGCTGCGGATTTCAGTCGCCTGGTAAGTGTCCTTCGCCAACTTCAGCGTGGTCGCTACCCGGCGCAGTACCTGTGCGCCGGCCTGGCCGGGATCGGTTCCCGACACCGGCTGAGTGTTGGAATCGATCGCGCCGGTCAGGTAGGGCTTGTACGAAATTCTGGCTGATACGCCTTCTGCTAAGGACATGGTGGGCACTCCATCAAAGGGAGGGGCGCGTCTCACGACGGGCCGGATCGCCTTGCCCAAGGGCGTTTTGGCTAGACTCGCGCGGGCGTCACGCGAGAATTCAGTGATGATGTTGTCGGAATGAGTTCGCTGCCTGAAAACAGGCAGAGCTATCCAAGAACAGACTAAGAACCGCCATTCTTCGGCATTACGCCGCAGAAAGACGCAGACGCTGTTGTTAGCCGATCAGATCGAAAAACAGATCAACTTCAGCACTTGCCCAGAAGTAGTTGGTCACTTCCGACGGCATGCCGATCGGCTTCAGCATCGCGCCATCGCCGCCGGGGTAAACCGTGGCGGTAGAGCAGGAGATGTCGGCATCGCGATAAGAGCGGAACAACGATGCGGCCGTCTCGGCGTAATCCGTCGCGGGGAGCAATCCCCAGCCCATCGGCACAAACACGTAGATATGCAGCCGTCCCGGCGTGCGATAGCGATTTTGGTAACGGCCGCCGCCGAACGAAGCCAGCTCAGCAGGCTCGGTGATGAACTCGGTGTAAATAAATGGCGCCGGCGTATCCGGCAGCGCCGCATTGCCGAGACTGTCCTCAGTCTGACCCTGCCAGCGCAACGGTGGCAGCGAATTCGCGGCTTCCAGACGCTCGCGCAGGATCTTGTAGGCTTGGCTGGTCGTGGTCATAGCGGCTCGAAGAAGATGGCCGGCGCACGAACCTCCGAGCCTGCGATCTGCCGACGCTTGCGGAGAACCCCACCCTTGGCGATGTAATGCGAAGGCAATCTGCCCTTGATGATATAAGCGTCCGGCATGGTGACGTAGCCAAACACGACCCGCGCCGCGTTGCCGTAACGAGAACCCAGCTTCTTCGCGACCCGCTCATAGATATGGTTTGGCACGCTGATCAGGAAATCGCGACCGCTCTCGGTCTTGCCGACCTCCAACCGGCGAGCATAGACCACCGGGTTCGAGATGAAGACGTCTTGGCCGATCGTCACCGGAGTGTTGTCCGCCACCGGACGACCATCGATGTAGAGCCCGTGATTTGACTTATAACGACCCGATTCCGCCGGCGAAGCAGCGCGCAGCTCCTTCAAGAATTCCGAGATCATTTCCTGCAAGTAGGTGTACTTGAAGACGATAAGCTTCTGCGCGTCCTCGATCGGCTTACCCGCGACATCGCCAAACCCAGTCCAACTCGGCTCAAAGCCTGTCCGCTGTTTCTGCTCCTTAAGAACCTTGTCGTTCTCCTCGATAGCCGTGCGATACAGCGCAGCCCTGGCCGCGACATCGACCTTCTGTGCGACGACCGAGATCTCGCGCCGAAACGCGCTCAGCGCCACGACGCTATCCCCTGACCCGAATATTGTAGGCAACCAGAGTGTCGCCGACGGTTCGGGTAGCGTTGTCGGGAAAGCTCACCGCCATCTCCCTACCTTGAAAGATTACCTTGTCCGCGGTCGTCAGCGGCAGCGGAAACCCACCCCTCTTCAAATCCTCCGCTGACACGATGCAGCGAAAAACGAACTCGGTCACGTCGCTGACCATCTGTTGCGGCCGCAGCGGGTCGGCCCGCACCCAGGCCCGACAATCAACATCGGTCGCCGTGCGGTTAGGTCCAGCCGGACCGGTATACCGGCGCACCGTCACTCGATTGGTGAGGAAACGCCGATGAAGCGACTTGGCGTAATCGACGTTCATGCGAACATCATCCGATAAGGCGTGAGCAAGCCGCAGACCTGCTCTGGCGGCCCAGCCTCGCCGGCGCCGGTCGGCGTGTCTTGGTAGACCACGGTCATGACGTCGAAAATCGCTTCCGACTTAACCGACGGATCGCGGCCGCGCGACATCCAACCACCAAACAGCCACGTTGTGGCTGCGGCCTGAACATCAGGCGGTATCGGATCAAAGCCTGCGGTGTAATCCACCACCGCACGAGCTCCAGCCCAACCATTGGTGATAAAATAAACCCGGCCGAAGTCGATATCGAGATCGTAGGTCGACGGATCAACGACGTTTCCATCGACCTTCAGAGTCAACAGCGCTTCGCCACTATCGTCGGTCCTGATCGGAAACTGCCGGATCCGCAACGGCTCACCATAACTAAGACACGGATAGGTGATTTGATCGCGATAAGTCTGCACCGCAAAAACCCGGTCGCAGTAATGCTCGATCGCCGCCGAGATCTGAGCAATGAGCTGACCGATTGCCGAATCGTTCGTCGTATCGTCGGCAGGAATGCTCAACGCATCCTTGGCTTGGGCAATCGTGATCAGCGCCTTGCTTTTGGCCGGCGTGATCACCCGGTTGATGGCATAAAGATTAGTCGGCATCAGTGGATCAGGCTCCCCAGGATCGTCACTAAGCCCTGCATGACCGTGGCTTCCGTGCCGCTCGCGTCGGTAACGAGCAATTCATGCTGACAAGTCAGGTCGCCAAGCTCCTGCGTATCGAGCTGCTTGACGTGGATCGTGAGCAGACCTTCGCCGATCGAGGTCACCTCGATCTCGGTGGGGTCTGTGCTGGTCTTGTTGATCAGCGTGGCCGATCCCCCCACTGGGGTCATCGCCCACTCCAGATGACAATCGAGCAGATTGAGCGGCGTCGTCTGATCAGCCTCGAAAAGGCTCACCAGCAACCCATAATCTCGACCCGCATCGATGGTGAAATCCTGCCGCGCCGTCATAGCCCCAGCCCTCGCCGCTCCCTCATTCGCGCCTCATTCATCCGCTGCCGGACCTTTTCCGGCTCGTCCTTGTGGCCGTCCGCGTAAGCCTCAAGCACCGCATGCCGCATCGCACCGTGGATCGCGGTAACCACAACCGGGTGTTTCGAGTTGACCGAGATACCAACCGCTCCGACCAGCTTCGGGTAGAGCCGTTCGGCCCGTGGTTTCAGGCGATCGGGTAATTGCGATGGGTAGCCGTGGTCGAGCAGCCAACAATGCGAGTAGGCGCGGAGCTTCATCGGTATCGAGTCAGCCGCCGTGCGCGCCATGTGCAGCGTCACTAAGGCGTCCGCATCATTCGGCGCCGGGAACCCAGAGCGATGCCAGCGCCAGAACCGGATGGCCCCCTCGACATCGAGGTCGATGAGGCATCGCCGAAACTCGTCTGCGTGCATCAGTCGAGCGTGATCGCCGTCGCCGTCGTCAGATGCGGCGTGATGGCATTGCCCGTAACAATGTTCGGCGTCACCGTACCTGAAAAGAGGATCGGTGCGGCACCGCCGCCGCTCTTGCCGGTCGAGAAATTGGTCACGGTTCCGGTGCCGCCAGTACCAGCCGGAAAGTCGACCTGCGCCGCAGGGTTGGTTGACCCCACGGTCGACGCCGTCCAGCCGGTCGAACGAGCCACATTCACCCGCGCATACGAAGTGTAAGCAATCTCGCTGGTGGACATCGTTCCGGCATCGCCGGGGTCGGCGCTATGCAGGGCCACGACAATGTTGGTTTCGGGCGTGCCAGCGGCGTTGTCCGCATAGTTGGCCCACGCCGTGGCGCGGAAGATCAGGTTCAAGACCGCATTTTCGGTGGCGTCAGCAATGCTCATCAGGTGGTACTCCCAGCTAAACGTATCGACGGATTCAGCCGCCCCGTTAGAGCGATGCTCGGCGTTGCATGACCGCTTAGACTGATCCCGCCGTCACGTTGACCCGTCAGGACAGTGGCTGGCGGCAAATGCCCGCTTAAGCTAATCGGCGCGGATAGATATCCGCGCAGCTCAATCTCTTTGGCGACCGAACCAGGCTCAACCGAGAAGCCGACCGCGCTGCCTACCCCTGCGGCGAACGCCGCCGAAAACGCCTCGATGTCGGCAAACCCAAGCGTGATCCCGACCGCCAGCGAAACGCCGTTGCCGACCGCATCTGACGCCGCAACCGCCTGCGCGGTAGACGTACCCGCTGCCAGCCCGACGACGACGAACTGAGCCTTGGCCGCGCCAGCCCCGGCAGCATTGCCGGTCGATAGAGCATCCCGCCTACCGGCACCGATGGCGGCACCGACACCGGGAGCAACCCCGGCAAGCTGGAAGTCAGCCAGACTTGCCCCGATCGCGCCCCCGGCCCCGGCAGCACTGCCTCGGGCAAAACCGATATCGGCGAGACTGATCGCGCGACCGACGCCCGCAGCATTGCCGACGCCGATACTGTCGTCGCGTCCGGTGGCGGCGGCGGTTCCGAGGCCAGCGGCATTGCCTGTAACAATCCCGTCGCCTCGACCAACCGCCGCCGCACCGCCGACAGCGTGAGCAGCTCCTGTTGCAATGGCGTCTGCCCGAACAGTCGCCAAAGCCGCTCCAACGCCAGCCGCGGATCCGACAGCCGATGCGCCGATGCCAGCAGAACTCGCCCCTGAAGCCGTCCCTAGACCGGCACCGGCACCGACGCTTCTGACATCGGCGCGTCCGGCAGCGGTAGCAGTTCCAGTACCGGCGCTCGCCCCCGCGCCTCGATAATCGTCCTTCCCGACCGCGACCGCTGCGCCAGCACCGCTGGCCGCGCCGGTTGTCGGGCTGGAGATTGATCCAACAGCCGCGCCGGTCCCAACGCCCAGACCGGCAGCGGTGCCAGCACTCCTGACGTCCGTCGTCGCGCTGGCGAACGCGGCCCCAACACCGGCAACCGCGCCCGCAGCCGACACCCCCAAGCCAGAGGCGGATGCACCAAGCCCAGCACCTAAGCCCGCACCGGCACCAACGGTCCTGGCATCGCTCGTACCGACCGCCGTTGCCGTACCTACCCCGGCGCTGACCCCGACCAGTGTGTCGTCGGCCCGATCGGGCGCGTTCGCGGCCCCAATACCAGCGGCTGCACCGACGCCCAGACTGTCGGCCCGCAGGATGCCGCTGGCGATCCCGTGGCCTGCGGCAGCTCCGGTGACCGGACTATCGAGATTGGAACTCGACGCTCCTGACGCGGTCGCCAGCCCAGCCGCAATACCGGCACTTCGCGTATCACTCTTGCCGCCTGCGGTCGCCGCACCTAAACCGGCACCGGCACCAGCGGCTGGCGTGTCCAAGCTAGCGGACGACGAGCCGAGAACCGTGCTTGTACCGGCGGCTACGCCCGCACTTCTCGCATCGCTGCGCGCGGCAGCGGTCGCCGCACCTAAACCGGCAGCGGCACCAGCGGCTGGCGTGTCCAGGCTGGCAGACGACGAGCCGAGAACCGTACTTGTACCGGCGGCTACGCCCGCACTTCGCGTATCACTCTTGCCGCCTGCGGTCGCCACGCCAGCCCCGGCAGCGGCGCCGACCGTGATGCTGTCGCTGCGCCCGGTCGCCGTGGCCGCGCCAGCCCCGGCAACGGTGCCGACCGTGATGCTGTCGCTGCGCCCGGTCGCCGTGGCCGCGCCAACCCCGGCAGCGGTGCCGACCGTGATGAGGGGGGCCGTGCCTGTCGCCGACAGCGTGTCGGCAGTCTCGGTGACCGCTAGAGTGCCAGTTATACCAGTACCAGCGATCTGATACGCCGGTTGCACCGCACCGGGATGCGTATAGTTGGTAACACTGGTTGTCTGCCCCGCCCTGTGCTGCGGGAAGGCGGGGGGCCAAGCAACAGCTACCAGCCCTGTAATCGAAGGCTGCACCGCACCCGGTGCGTCAAAGTTTATTACACCTAAACTTTGCCCTGCGCCGTGTTGCGGGAAGGCTGGGGGCCACGGGGCGACCGCTATCGGAGCCGCTGGACCTTCCGCCGTTGCAACCAGCGTGTCTGGTACTTCGCTGCGCGCCAGCGTACCGCCGACGATCGGCCCGCCAGACGCTGCCAACGTATCGGGAGCCTCAGTCTTTACCAGCGTGCCAACATAGGGAGTTCTGCCGGTCGAGACGATCGTGTCGGAAATCTCAGTAACAGCAAGCGTGCCGGTCACGGCGGCAACAAAATCAGCGGTGGTGATCGAGGTGGTGCCGATACGGAAGAAAACGTTGTCGTTGTTACTCGATCCGGCAGTGGTTTCCTGCCACTCTACCTGAAAAAACAGATATGCGTTGTTGAGGACTATCTGTCCTGGCGAGGCGGTAATCGAACTATTTGTGTCGGCGGTAGTTGAGAGCGTGACGGTCGCGCCCGCCGTATTGGAGATAAGCTGAGTGGCAACGGCTCCGGTAAGGTTAGTTGATCGGTACATCTTCATGTTGACGTGGCCGATACAACCTGCCGTCCCGGCCCGCATGTTGAAATTGAAGGTCCAGGCCGTGGCAGCGAAGGTGCCGGTTAGCGGACCAACGACAAAACAATCACCAGCCGCACCGCCACCAGTTCCCGTTCCCAGAGTGGGACCGCTTGTCGAAGCGTTGTAACTGGCGGCAAGAGCGGGATCGGTGCTAGTCGCCGTCGCGCCAAGATGGCCGCGATAATACGGTGTGGTGATCGCAGTTTTGGCTGGTGCCCAACCAAAGGCCGAATTAGCTGCGGTCGGCGCTGAACCGTTAAGCTGAGTGTTGCCCCAGAAGTATGGGGTAACCGCCGTCGTACCCAGCAGATAGATGGTCTGAACGGCCATCAGTCATCCTGCCACACAAAGCTGAACGTGCAGCGGTCATACTTGGCGATGTGTCTCGGATCGCTGGGCCAGACGTTGCAGCCACGCGACCAGTAGGTGTTCTGGCTGTCGTGGATCGCGCATAGCCGCTGGCCGTCCTCCTCGCGTTCGAGGAAGGGACAGGCCCCGTCCGGCTGCGCCGGGAGGTTGCCAATGCCGCCCCGGCAGCAATCGCCGCATTTACAGCATTCGCCAGAGCGGACCCACGCCATCACTTTAACTTATAATTCTGGGTGGACTGCCCCACATAAGGGTCACTAGACAGTACAACATCATGTGGATTAGGACTTACACCTAAATAAGTGGTCGTATTATTGTAGAATGAGTTGTAGTCCGTCATTGCCTTAATTCTATCAATTTGAACAAGCGTACTGGGAGCAGTTACTGCCAACCCTGCTTTACCCACCCCGGTATGATTGGTGATCAAATTACCCATGATGGTAGTAATTGATAATGTCTCTCGATCAGTAATATTTATACCATGTCCGGCATTCCCATCTATAGTATTGTTAGCTATAAGGTTTCCCCAGTAGTTCCCGGCTGTGTACACTCCATCTCCACCGTTCTTGGCAATTATACAGTTAATCAGTGCCATACCAGAAGAGACAACTACACCCGGTCCAATACAGTCGTGAATATTACAATTTTCGATCATACTTCCTGGATTATTACCAGCAGCAATACCACCATTACTGTTACCAACACGTTGTGTTACAGACGAAAAGACTTCGCAGGAGGTTACTGACCCGTTGATGTGACCAATACATGTATCCCAACCGTTCTGATCATAAACACAACGGTATACTATGGTGAAATCACACTGAATAGTTGTTCCCCAATTACCTCCCGAAACTAACCACAACAAAGAAATTTTTAGATAGGATGTACCATAAAACAGCAAACCGGGAGCACCACCTAGTGCATTGCACAGTATACAGGCCATACTGCCCGAAGTAGTACCATCGTAACCGGGAGTAGCTGGGTCGGTCGCGTAAGTTACCAATCCATTCGTATTATCCCCTGCAACCGAGCTAAAATATGCTGGTGGCTGGTAGTCATAAACATAGCTAGAATAGTTAGGTATTCCTGACCCTAGAAGGTAAATTGTATTTCCGGGTACTAATGGTCCGATACTCGTTGTATTTGTCCAGAAATCAGCCCAAGCCCCGCCTAGTTGCCAACTGGCACCTGAGAATGTACCTAACGCGCGATCTACTACCACATTGGAAGCGTCAGTGAAGGCGGTGACGAAGTAAAACCCCTGCCCTGCAATATTGATGGCGTTACCCACCATTGCAGAAGTGAAACCGGACGCGGTAAATGTGGTGGTTCCGGTAGCGGACCCGTTGGTTCCGCTGGCTTGCGCCGCATCCTGCTGACTGTAATCGGTTCCCGCGCCAGCTATGCCGGGATCGTACCCGCCGCCATTGGCATTGTTACCAAGTGGTCTGGCACGCCAAATTGTGGTTAGGTTGACAGCCATCAGCTAACACTTGAGTTGCCCGGTCCGGTCGCCAACACGGCAGCGGCTTGATTGTTCGCCGTGAAGTAATCCGTGTGCATCTGCTGAAGTGTACCAAACAGATTGGTAACTTGTGTGTCGGTCAACTCTGAGCAACCAGCGAGGCTGCTCGCATCGTGAATGACGGTGTTCTGTGGCGGGCCGATAATGCCCAAGATGGTACTATTCCAGCCAAGGATCAACGCCTCGATCTGGTTCATAATCCTGAACCACTCGATAGTCGTCGCTCGCTGCATCTGCACGAAATTATGCAGTTGCGCCAGTTGCTCCGGGGTCGCAGTCGCTACGGCCATCGCGGTACTCCCCTTATGCGTTCCCAGCGGTAACGGTAAAGGCGGTGACGGTCACGGTCTGTCCGGTCGCGATGCTGACGTTGTTCAATTGCAGATCGCCACCGCCGCCCGTGGCCGTGACATTGCCCTGGACATGACAGACGGCAGAGCCATCCTTGATGCGGAAACTCGCTGCCGTGCCGGTGCCGCTCGCCGCGACCGTCCACGATCCGGCCAGGGACGCGACACCACCGGCTGACGTGAGAAAGGACGCGGGCAGCGCGATCGTCGCCAGCAGGCCGGTCGGATCGGCGGCGGCGGGGTTGGCTGGCTCGGCTCCGCTAAAGATAAACAGCGTTGCCGAGGCACCACAAGTTGTCTGGATTTGGCCGATCTGATTGTTACGCAGGGTAGTGCCGTATTGAAAAGCCATTTAACGATCCAACTGAGAGAGCACTGGGTAGAAGTCACAGGTCGTAACCGACCCATCCTCGGCGGTCAGCGTCAATAGGCCCTGGTTGTCGATCGTCGCGCTGACGATCCGACCCGACAGGCCACGTTCGCCACGCTCCCCGCGTGACCCCATCGGACCCGGCTTGCCGGTTTTCCCCTGCGCCGCGATCATCTGCCAATCTGGGCCGGGGCAATCGCCGGGATCGTGATGGCGTGCAACGAACGCCGACCCGCCGGTCACCACGACATCGAGCGCCGAATATGTCTTCTCGCGCGCATAAGTACCGCGCACGGCAAACGATCGACCATCGTCGCCCGATGTCGCCAAGCACACCCAATCGTCATGCGGCGGCGATTGCCCAGTATCTCGCTGAGCCTGCCAAGTCGCCCCCTCATGGGTAACGACGGCGGCGGCGTAATGAACCTCGTCCAGCCACGGTGCCGCCACCGGCAACTTGCCCATCGGTCCCTCAAGGCCACGCTCGCCGATTTCACCGCGTTCGCCACGCTCGCCATCGCGACCCGGCAACCCCGGTTCGCCTTGCTCACCGCGCAATCCCGGCTCACCACGTTCGCCACGCTCACCGTTCTCACCGCGCTCCCCAGCCTCGCCACGCTCGCCCGGTTCACCACGTTCCCCACGTTCGCCCGGCAAGCCACGCTCACCGCGTTCCCCTGGCTCACCGTTCTCACCGCGCTCCCCACGTTCACCATCACGACCAGCAGCCCCCGACTCGCCCGCTGGCCCCGGCTCGCCATCCTCACCATCGGCGCCGTTGACACCATCGTCACCGTCCTCGCCAGGCTCGCCCTGCGGCCCAGCCGGCCCCGGCTCACCTTGCGGACCTGGCGGTCCAGCAACACCCGGCTCACCCGCCGGTCCGGCCGCCCCTGGCTCACCCTGCGGTCCGGCAGGGCCAGGCTCGCCTCGCAGCCCAACCGACCCCGGCTCACCCGGCGGCCCCATCGGACCGGGATCGCCCTGCGGACCCATCGGCCCCATCGGTCCGGCCTCTGGCGCCGGCAGCCGTGCCATAATCAGCCGCGAAATTGCCTCTGCATCGGGTGCCGGCCCATTCGGCCCCAACAACCCACGCTCTCCGCGCTCGCCCTGTGGCCCAGGAAGCCCCTGTTCGCCTGGAGGACCAACGATGCCCTCTCCAGGCAAACCCCGCTCCCCAGCCTCGCCACGCTCGCCCTGCGGCCCGATCTCGCCCCGCTCACCGGGCGGCCCGACAATGCTTGTACCAGGGTCGCCGCGCTCGCCCTGCGGGCCACGCTCGCCGTTTCGCAAAGCCGCAAGCCGCGTGACGACCTGAAGCTCAAGCTCGGCCTTGAACGCTCGCAGCGCTTCGATTTCGGCACGAAGATCGGCGAGCCCTGCTGTCAGCGATAGCTTGACCTCGCGCTCGATCCGAGCCGCGACCGCGCCCATGACCTCGCCGAGGACATCAGGCAGCGAGTCGATGTCGGTCATATGAGGCGCGGAAGGCGGCGCGGAAGGCAGCGTTCTGCTGCTGCTGTTGCTCTGCTGCATTAGGGTCGCCTTGCCCGTCATCTGTCGGCGGCGGCGCCGAGGGTGGTGCTGGCGGTGTGGGGGTTGGTGGCTTCATTTGCGCGCCGTAGCTCAGCGGCACGACTTGTTGCTGCACCCGCGGCATATCGCCAAACCCGCCCTTGACCTTCGGCAGGTCTTCGCTCGCCCGCGCTTCGTCGGGTGAGTAGATCCCCGAGATGACACCCCGCGACAACGCCTCGATGCGCTCGCGATACGCGCTGCGCAGAAGCGCTTTGGTGTCGAATTCGAGATACTCGTCGGGATAACCCTTCAGCCCGAACATCTGGCCGAACGCTTCCTCGATGTGGTTCAGGGCGAACCCCAGACCAGAAGCGATCCACGACTGCATCAGCAGCTCGGTCGAGCCGTAGGTGTTGTTGCCGAGCCCGAAAATTTGCAGCGGAATCCGCATCGCCACCGCAACGTTCTGATCGGTCATTTTCAGCATCTCGGCCAACTGCGCGTCGACCGCCGTAACGATCGCCGGCTTGGCCTTGATGCCGTGACTCAACAATGGCGAGCCGCCAGCATTTTCGCCTTGGGTCTGATCGGCCCACCGAGCCCGCATATCCTCCATTTGCTGTCTGGTCAGCGGCTGATCGGTTTCGAGCATAAAGCTCGGCCTGGCCTGATTGAGATAGAACGCGAGCTGCTGGTTGAGCGCCGCGGTCGACATCGCCAATTCAAGTGTCGCTGCCAGGATCGGCGATACGCCCTTAAGCGGATGGGTCGGCGTATGCAGCCTGACGTGAAGCACATCCCGCGCCGGCGCGGCGATGGTTAGGTCCAACCGTTGCTGGGCGATCTCGTTGCCCCACAACGAATAGAAGATGCTGCCGTCCTCGCCGATCAAAGCGACACCGCTGCGCATCAGGTGAATCTCTTCGATCTCACTTCGATTGTTACGCTGGACAACCGCAAACACCTCGCCCTTCTCGTAGAGCCGGCGAGTGAGGTTCATCAAGAAGTCGGAGATGCTCTCGTAATCGTTCGGGCTCTTGATGATCCGTTGCAGGGCCGACGTCGTTACCCGTTCGCGGCCGCCATTGTCGAGCTTGCGCCAGTGGTCGCCGGGGCACATCGCAACGGTCTGGCTGTACGCGGAAACGCACGCCTCGACCATCGCGCTGCGCTGCCCGTAAGGCAACGGCTTGTACCCGGTCTGCCACCAGTTCCAATAGCGTCCGGCCGACGCGCTGATAACCCCGCTCGATGCCGAGCCGTCGTTGATCCAATACGGACCGGGACGGTACTGTCCCTCGACAGCCCGCTTGCCCCACGACAGCAGGTTGGTTAGCCAGTTCGCCATTTATCGCGTCTGGTAGCCGGGTTCTTTGGATTGCGGACGCAGCTCGCGGGACGCGCGGTTCCACTTCCTGCGCGGATCCCCCTCCTCGGACTTTTTCTCGGTCTGCGCCTGCTCCTTTTCCTCGGTCTTCGCAGCCTCTTGTTCCGGCTTCTCGGGCGCCGGATCGCCGGCGGGCTCGTTCTTATCTTCCTCGCCACCTTCATCTTCAGAGGCGGGCTTCGGATCGGACATCATCATCGGTTTAAACCTCTCTGAGATAAACTGCGGGGGATGCGTCACCCACGTCTCGGAGATGCTCACCCCCGCAATCCAGGCAGGAAGATAAACAAGCCGAGTAACAGTACCGCCGTGAACGCGAAGAATATTTGCGAAGTAGCAAACGGAGCCAACGGCGGAAACGGTAAGATGGTGAGCAGCCAGAGAAACATAACTACTACAAAGAGAATCTCGAGTATCATGGCTGCGTCTCCCTCATCTTCAGTCCAGCGTCTAAAAATCCGCTGATCAATTCAAAATCAGCGGCATCGCCGTACCGTCTAAGTAAAACTTCGTGAGGCGACTCGCCGGTCGCTCGCGCCTCAAACATGACCACCATTGACCGGAACAAGGAATCCGCCGGTTGGATGATCTTTCGAGATCGCCTCGACACATCAGTTCCCGTACTGCACCGTGGTGACCCACACCCCCGGCTGGGTCTGGGTCTGGGTGTAGCCCGTCACGCAATGCTGACCGCCGACACCGCAGGCGCAGCCGCCGAGAGCCACCGCGATCAAGGAAAGGCAGACGAGCTTGATGGCGCCAAATCGCCAAGCGGCTTTCATCGGCTTGCCGCAAACCGAACACTGGGTGTTCGTATCGGGGTTCATCTTCCCGCAGTTCGGGCATTCTTTCATCTCACCATTCCTACTTTTTGGTGGGCGCAGGATGATGTGGCTCGGGAGCATGATGTTGTCCCTCGCGAGTCGACGCAGCCGGCCCAGCCGCAGCCGGCTCGGCTCGCCGCGAAGCCGGGATCGCCACCGCGTTCGACGGCGGTGCGACGGTCGAGCCGATCGCATTGCTGGCGGTCACCACACAGGTGATCGAATGCCCGGCGTCGGCCTCGCTGACCACATAGCTGGCGCCGGATCCGATAGCCTCAGTGCCATCGCGGAACCACTCGCCGGCATACTGACTCGGCTGCATGTCCCAGTTGCCCATCGTGATCGTCAGGGTATCCCCGACAACAGCCGATCCAGGCTGAAGATGCGGCACATCGACATTGACCGGAGCGGTGATATCCATCCCGCCGAGCGCGCTCTGCACCTTGGCCTCGTTCGCCTCGTCCTGGGACGGCGCCGGCGGATCATGGACAACCGGCGGCGGCAGCTCGTCATCCTCGGCCTTGGCATCCTTGCCCAGAATGACTTGCGACTTGATCTCGTTTGCCTCTTCCTGCGATGGAGTCGGCGGCTCTACCGGAAGAACCTCAGTCCTCTTTGCTTCTGGCATGGCTCAATCCTCACTTTGGTGTTTGGTTACCGAACCCGGCGAGCCGAGACGTAGCCTTTGACCGTGCAATTCCCCAAGCCGATCTGCGCTACGAGGTACAGGTCAACCGGGTCGGTGGAGTTGGAGCGGCACTGCCCGGTGATCAGCACCTGTCGTTGACCAGCAGCGAGCGGTGAATAGATCAACTGCATCACCCCGGTGCCGAGGATCAGCTCATCGTCGGTGGGCAGGCTGTCGGGCGTGACGCTGATCGCGGCACCCAACTGATTGGGCTGGATCGGCGTAGCCTGCACGCCAACCGCAACACCAGCCACGGTAAAGTCGCAGCAACCCCACACCTCCCAGCAACCCGGCGGCAGCGGCATGGTGCATATTGCCACCGCTACGTTGGCGTCCAAAGAGACGCCGTCGATGTTGTCTGTCGTCAGGTATTCGCCAACCTCGCCCGATACTGCGTCGGACCCGTCAGTCACGCCCATGCGCGGAGCTTGCAACGCGGAAATTTCATCGGCGGCAATCGCGAAATTAGCGCGCACGTCGGCAGTGTAGGCGAGCACCGCAGCAGGTTTGGTGATGTCGATCTGCGAACTCATGCCTGTCTGTCCCAGACGGTGGTTTTGTGATCCCAGGTCGTAGCCCCGTTGTCCCAAGCCGTAATGAACTCAAGCACGCCAGCCGACATCAGCTTGTAAATGTCAGCCTCGGGCTGCGTCGGGTCTTGCAGAGCATCCGATGGCGCGGTTGGGTCCACGTCCTGCGGTTCCGGCAAACCAAACCGCCGAGCGATATCAGCGTCAGCCTGAGTCGGCGTCGGCGGCTCCACCTCAAGTGATCGAGGAGCAGTCTCGACAACCTCCAGCGAGCCGCCTACCAAATCGTCGGCATCCGCCTGCGTCGGCCACGGCACCTCATGCTCGACCGGCAAAATCGGTCTGTGAAGCAGCATGCCGCGCGCCTTGAGGAAGTCGGCTTCGTCTTGCGTTGGCGTCATCGTGCTGGAAGGCAAAGGCGCGGCAGGCTTGGCGGCCTCAACAAGAGCGACACCGTGATGCTTGAGAAAGTCGGCCTCGTCCTGCGTCGGTGCAGGCGCACCTTGCATCGCTCGATCCTTCGTGCCTGGGGGAAGTACCTTCAGGTACTTAGAGGTACGTTTTCGTTCTAACTGTTTGAAAAATGGCGGGGCCAAAGCCCCGCCTTAAACATGAGCTCCTGCTTGGGAGGATCAGGGAGCCCAATTCACCGAGGTCATGAACTGCACCATCTGCGGACGACGCATCGCCCAGGTGACATTGGCGAGCATACGAATGGCGATCTGAGCGGTCTGGAACATCGATTGCACCGGTGCGGCCACGACCGGCGGGGTGCCGGCAACGCCGATGTTCGCCGGCGCCGTGTCCTCCATGTGCAAGGTCGCGACCTCCGACACTTCGAATTCGGGCGCACCCGAAACGCTGACGAAGTCCACGGCATCGATCATGTACACCGATCCCGCCGGAACACTGGTCGACTCGATGACATCGAAACGCCCGGTGAACTGGCTCGACCACCCGAACGGGACGCCGGTCGGGCCAGGTGCGAACATGAGCTGTTGCCCCTGCTGCGGATTAAGCAGCATCGACAACCGACGACCGGCATTCAAGGCGTAAAACGGCCCGGTGAGAGCTTGGATATCGGCCAAGATCGCCAGGTAGCCCTTCGCCGTCGAAGCGGTAATCGCGGTCACGCCGTTGGTCAAACCAGCCGGACGAGTCGTCGACACCGGATTGCTGTCAAGGAGGAGCGCGTCGATATTGATCGACGTATCGTCCGTGATCGCTTGCCGGATGATCCCCTCGATCGCGGGATTCGAGTACATCGCGATCTCTCGCGAGAACACCGAAAGCCCACCGACTTTGTGGGGATACAACGTGATGCTGGTCGTGCCGAGCCTGCGGACAGGAATAGGCGCACCCTCACCGACAAACGATCCACCAATGCTCGGCGTGATCGTCCGCGACGGGATCTTGATCGCTCCGGCGTTGGCGCTGAACGTCAGTGCCGTACCGGCCGCGGCCAACCTCGGGAAGACGCTGACCGGGGTCAGCACTTGCAGGAAGTCGGCCTGCGCGAGCACGATCAGCTCGGCCGCCCAACCCGGCGTCAGCGTCGTCGCCCCGGTTACCGCGGCACGAGTGACGATCGCGGTCGCCTCGTGGTCCGGATAACGCTCTTGCAGCACGTCTTCGAGGCTGCGGTGGGTGACCTGGGAAACGAACTTGCACACCATCGCGCGGGCAAGCAGGTC